CGTCATTTCCTTGATGGCCGTTTCCCTCCGGGCGTTCAGTCTACCCACCATCGCAAGCTGCAAGTTGAGCATGTCCTGAGCTTCGGCCTTTGTCTTACCCTGCTTGTGGCAGAGCATCTTGAACTCGCCTACGGCTTCATCGTCAACAGTCACACCGTCGGGTATTTTAAGGTCGTACCCTTCCGGGTTTTCCGGGGCGCCCTTCAACTTGGCTACGCCGGAATAGAACTCGGCCCTCTGCTCATCACTGAGCTTGGCCACGTTCTTCGGCAGTCTGTACGGCTCGCCTATCTTCTTGAGTGCCTCGTGGGCACCCTTGAACGCCTCGTTGACGTCGGTGTACTTGCTGAACGCCTTACCAGCGTCCGGGTTCTCAGATAGGTACGGTACTTCACCGTGCCATTCCGGTGCTTCTGATGTTGGTGTAGCGTTAGGATCCATTTGTTCCCCCATATTTTATCAGTATTTGCTCGGCCCTACAGTGCTGCTCAGGGCTAATGCCTGTACGTATCTTGCCGTTAGCAGTTATGTAATACCTTACTTCAGGGTGCTCGTAACATAACTGCTCAAACGGCACGTCAGGATCCAAAGCCGACCTGTGAGGCAGGGCGTCGATGTCTATGCTGGGTATCGGCTTGGCCATAGCTTCCTGCTCGGCCGCCCGGATCGCAGGCAACTCATCGACGTCCACCCAGTTAGAGCCTCGCTTGACCTTCACTCTTGTCTCATGGGCCATTGTTAGAGTCCGTAATCCGAAAGAATCTTCCTTGCCTTTTCCTGACCGGATATACTCAGACCGCCACGCATCACGCCGCGTTCGGTGATATACGGCGATAACTTCTGACGTTTGGTCTTCCAGTCGTCAGCCAGCCGCTGAAGCGGGGTCCGGTCGTCAACTTGCACCTCAACCTGCATTTTCTTCTTCTTAGACATTTTCAATTCCCTTATCTATTGCCGCACTGATTACCGCCTTTGCGACCGCCTTCAGCAGCCTGTCGCGATCCGGGCACAATTGCTTTATCTTATCGAAACACAAACGATGCACTGCACAGTGCTCAGGACGTATCTCGTCAATGAAAATGAACTGCAACTCTTCAATGACCAGCTTGTTCTGACGCTGGTACGCGTCCAACCGTTCGTTATGTGTTAGTGATACATCCATGTTATCCCGCCATTGCTTTCAATGGGCTTCCTTCTTCAGTCTTGCCCTGTAAGTTTTTCGCCGCCTGCGCCATCTTCGGGGCCTGCTCGGCAAGTTCCTGCTGCATCGCCCTCTGACGCATGGCCTCAATTATCTGCTCGTACTCATCCTGAGGCACTAACTCGCTCTGAGGGAAGTTACCAGCCTCAAGAACCCTCTCAAGGGCCTGCGGCCAACGTATCTTATTGATCGTCTCAGGACTGGCCGTGAACACCGCCTCAGCGGTGCCGAGGTTCCGGTAGAAGTTCAAAATCTCTCTATCCCTGACCTGAGCCATACTTAACTGACCCATGAACTCTACCTTCGTCCTGCCGTTACTGTGAGCCTGAACTACAGGGGGAGGTTCGGGAAGCCTGCCCCACGGATACGCAGGCTCAAGGGAACGCTCAATATCCATGAATGCGTCGTGGTTATTCTTCAATACCTGACCCTCGTAAGTCTCTACCGCGGGAGCTACCTGACCGACCCTCTCGGCTTCCATCCGCATTAAGCCGTATTTCGTCTCAGGCTGGTTACGACTCTGGGCCAATTGGCTTATCATCATAAACAACGGAACGTCAAACCACCGCTCTATCGACGCCTTTAACCTGTCGGCAAAGTCCACCGCAGGCGCCCAGTTGCCCGGACGCTGAAGGTAAACCGGCGGATTCTCGTATTCCTGTGCGGTCCTGGCATAGTTCTCACCGCCCGGACTGAGGTCCAATAAGCCCCGCAAAGTCCGCATCGCCCAACTCGGGGGTCGCAAATTCAACTCAGCATCGCTAAATAAGGCTTCCCAGTAGGCATTAGCGCCCCTAACGTCGTAAACGGCAAACCACGCCTTCGTCCGACTGTAGACCTCGTGCCAGTTCCTGTGGTAATGCCAGGAGCTGAACGGACGGGTGAAGTAGCCAGGCCCTTTATTTAGCGGTTCGAGAGGCTCTTGCTCGGTCTCACCCGCCGAACAGCACACGAAATACTCTAACCAGGGATGGCTCTGACTCTCTTCCAAGCCCTCGAATATCGGGTCGCCAGCACCGTAAATGGCCTGAATGTACTCGGTCTCGTCGTAATGATTGCCATTGTCAAACTGGTTCTTCACGGCTAAAGGCAGGTTGTCCTTACCAAAAAACGCAGCCGCCTGTAAGGCGCTCCACCGCCATTTAACATGCAAACAGTTGTCGTACCCGAAAATGTCCTTGTCAAGCCACCTCGAGGCGTAATCAGGAACCTTGCATACTATCCGGTCCTCTAGCGGGTCGTATTCCCTTAACATCACCGCAGAACCAACACTACCCCCGTCAAGAACAAATTCCGGCATGACATCATAGTAATTGCTCTTGCGGTACATCGCCGATAAATGGTCGTCAAGGTCCTGTAAATACGTGTTGACCTCGTCCATACCGTCAAACGTGATACCCCTCCACGGCTCAGGCTCTTCCAACTTGTCACGAAACCAGTCGGCCTTCCTGGTAATCATGTTACCAAGAAAACCACGCTGCCATATCTGTAGAGAATACGGACCCGTGCCCTCAACTATCTTGGAATTGTCGAATAAACCCTCTTCCTTCTGACCTATCAGACCCCTCACCAAATCGGGCCGGAACAACTCGCAGATAACGTCGTTCTGGTCATCATACTTCTGACGCTTCGTCTCGTAATGACCCTGACGAGCTATTATCCGCTGGTATAAATTCTGAGTCTGATATGGTACGTTACTCATCTTTTACCCTGTTCGGGTCTTCCAACGACAGTATCCTAAGACCCTGTGCAGCGACTACCACCCGTAACTCGCTAATCGAATGCAATAGCCGAGTCCGCTCATTATCGCCAAATTGACCCGTCCAGTCCTCTGGAGCCGGGTTGATGAACTTGTAAATAGGGTCGTTCGGGTTGTAACCGGCCTTCACCGTCACTTGTTCTTCATTGCAACCCGCCGCTACAAGCAACATAATCAACATAATCAATGTCTTCATCTTCCGAGTTTCCCTTCAATTCCTAATCTTAAATCTTCGTCCATTATCTGAGCAGGCTCTTTATACATCTTCCGCTTCCGGTCACGGCCCGCCTCAGGCTCTATCGGCACAGCAGGGCCAGTTATAGGCGGGCCAGTCTTCTTCTCACCGCCGAATAAGTTTTCTATTGCGTTGCCCATATTTCCATCCCCTATATGCGTCCTGATGTATGTCCCTGTTCAAAACAGGCTTCTGACCCATGTAATCGGTCATTTCGACCACCAACCACCCTAAAGCCTCTACCGCAGGATAATCGCCCATCTTCAACTCGCCCACCGTCTCAATGTCGATATCGTTCAAGTAATGTAAAACTTTCCCGTCTTTGAGAAATAACCGCCTGCGGTCCGGTTGTAACAACTGCTTCAACCTCGCCAGAATAAACGCATACATGTTGTCCAGCGCCAAACACTGACTGCTCTGCAAAATGAACTCGGGTGCTATACGGTCCCTTACGTGCCCCTCAAAACGCTCGTTACGCTCGTTCAAAGCGTCTACGAACCTGCTGCCAGCATCGTGCATCGGGTCGCCTACCCACTGGCTACACCTGTGCAAAGACATCGCGTATTTAAGCTCTAATGCCGCTGCCTGCTCCACCAGGTCCCGAACGTCAATGGCTTCAAACTCGTCGAGAAGATACATATCGTAGTTGTTCTGACAACGCTTGAGGTCCATGCCAATTACTACACAATAACCCGGCAACTTGCCAGGATAAGACATGCCGCCCCAGACAGCAGAACACTGATTACGCAGCATATCAGCTGTAAATGTCGTACCTATAGGCTCAGTCTTTATATTCATGCCGCCAGATACTCCTCACTAAAGTATCCCTTGTGCTCTACACCGTAGATACCATACCTCACGCAGTCGCATGTGTGGTCGTTCAACTGCAATGGCTCGTCCTTGGCGTCCTTGATGTCCGAGCCGGTCGCCCATCTATAGCCAGCCATCTCCTTTATCGTATGCCGGCAATCACGGAATATCTGGAACCTCGGCCTACCATCGCCCTGGACCTTGAGTGCCGCTTGGACAACCTCAATGCCTAAATGGACGTCCTTTTTCGCTGCCGTGGTCGTAATGCCAAGTTGCCGGAACTCACAGCGCTCTTGTGCGTCATGGTCGGCCCAGGTTATCCTGTAACGCTCGCCACGGCTCTTGCGATGTATTTGGTCAGCATGGTAGGCTAACGTCTGCTGTGCCCCGTAATGCTCATTATAGACGTACCAACGTGTGTCTGGATCCCGGGCCATCCACAGACACGCAAACGGGTTATTGAAACCCCAATCAATTACCCTGTATCTCGGCCAGTCCGCCGGTATCTCAAACGGTTCGCATACATGAACCTCGCGACTGAATGTCTTGTATACAGCCCCCAGGAATGCAGCAAAATGGCCCTTAATACGCGTTTCCTGGACCTCGGCAGGCCACTCTGCAATCATCATGTCTATCTCTGAATCGTCAATGTGACCGCCGCGGCTCGCCCGGTTGTCCTCTAAATTCGCATAGAACAGCTCGTCAGTCTCAGGCAGACTCTCGATCCGGTCCTCGAGCCAGGGCTGCGGCATTATAGGCGTCATTGACTGAGCCGTGAAGCCGTGCCGGTCCAGCAACCTCGCCTGTATCTCAGTCCATATCCCATAACTATCGCTCTTACACTGCTCGTCCCCGTAAAACGCATCTATCTGCCTGCCCTGGAATGAGTTGCGCCTCTGTTCGTAAGCCTTGAACTCGATGACCACGCCATTTATCAACTGCACTTCCTGCGGTATTTGCTCCTGCCTGTTGCGCCATACGATCCTTGCAATTTGGCTCGCCGGCAAATAGTCTCTTATCTTCTCTTGCCACAATAGCTTGCCCACCAATGGCCAGGTATCTGCCGCAGCCCAGATGATCGGGTGGTCCTGCCCCGTGTAGGTGCTCAG